CCAACATCTCGGTAAGAGTCTACGGACTGCCTGAATACCATCATCTACAGAAAGTCTTGGCAGAACCCGAACATCTAGTCCAGCTTCTCTCAACACTTCCAATCTGCTCTTGCCTGTGCCTAGTTCTCTTACTTCTACATCGTGTGGTAGGAGTTGCTCTGCTTTCTCCCACTTGTTATCTTTTAGCCAGTTGACATACCAATCGAGTCCTTGACCATGATTCTCTACATAGTCTAGTAGTCTTACTTCTTGTCCTGTTGCCTGTGCCACCCACAACGCTGTACTATCACCCATACCCAAATCCCAAGCCACATAAGTTCTACAGAGATCATCTCTCGTAATGTCGCAAAGTCTACCTTTTTCTTCGAGGTCGTTGATGAGTTTTCCATAGTAACTCCCCTCTACTGCTGCGTTAAAACTACACTCGAACTCTTGGTTGTACTTATCGTCTCCCATTTCTTTTCTGGCAGACCATAACTCTTGTTCATCTAGTAGCTTTGTTTCGCTTGCCTTAAACTGTAATGCACTCCATCCTTCTTCTTTCCCTGCTCTGTCGAACAAGTCCTTGAAGTGATTGTTTCCCTTGGGTGTGCCTATAAACAGACAAAACCCTTTTCTGTCTGCCAAACTGGGTCTCAGGATCTCGTTCCATATTTTTGGGTTCTGATCGCCTATCTCATCTAAAACTGACCCGTCAAAATATTGACCCCTGAGTGAGTCTGGGTTATCTGATCCGTATAACTGTATTCGTCTGCCAAAAAAGTCCACCCTAAGTTCAGCGATATTAGCTGTTGCATCCAATGGTCTACAGAAGTTTGTAAGGTAATCCCAAGCCACCCTTTTAGCTTGGCTATATGTCGGTGCGATATACGCATACCTAGGGTTTGGCTTGTCATTCTCCATCGCTGCTTTGATTAGCGCATTAAGAGCCTGTACTGTCTTACCCATTCGCCTGTGTGCCACTACCACTACGAAACGATTGTTCTCCATCGCCTCATGGATCTGTAACTGAGGCTCTCTTGGCTTATAAGGGATAACGACTCGTTTTACCTCATCGTCTGCGTACTCTACTTCTCCCAAGCGACCACCATCTTAAAGATGCCACCTTCTGCATTGCTTAGTTCGGTAGTGTTAACAGGCTTACCATCTATCCTGTCCATGACTTCCTTGATTGCCCAAGGTTCTCCAGCTTCTGCTGACTTGACTAGCTTCTCGGTAATGTTCCTGAGTTTCTTACGATCCTCTTGCACTAGGGCTACTCTTAATGCATCGTAAAAGAGCTTTCCCTTCTTACCATTCTGATTGCCTGTAGGTGCGCCACCTTTATTAGTTGGCTCAACTTGTAGATTATTGTTTTCTGTAGAGTTTTCCATTCCATTCCCTATGGGTTGATGGTTGATGATGTTGCTATTCTACAACAGTTTTGTAATATACAAATGTAGAACTTTATGATATTCTACAAATTCACTTGAAAGGAGAATTTATGTCTAAATACTATGGTTGGTCTAATTATGAAACTTGGAACGCTAATCTTTGGATTGACAATGATTGGCGGTTATCCGAAACAATTGCACTTCATACTTCTGATTTGTTTGGCAGCTACGATGATCCAGACGATATTACTTGTCATGTTGCTGATTACATTAAAAACTTATTTCTTGATGTTGCGCCAGACATAGAATCTGGTTTTTATGCCGACATCATCAACTCAGCAATCAGAACTGTAAACTGGCATGAAATTGCCAAGCACTATGTAGATTCTGAACTATCTGCTATCGAACAGGAGTTTGATTAAACAGTATGGCTTTAGTAGGGTCTAATAGCCCTCTATAGCCATATTCTCTTGTTAGCCTCTCTAGGTCTGTCAAACTTTGCTGCGGATCTAATAATCCTTTGTTATATGGCGATAAAAAACTTGTAGTATTTCTTGCTGCTGCCAACAATCCTAATTGCTCTGGATCTTTTGTAATATCGTACAGACCAGGTATTTGCATCTGATACGGATAACGACCTAATCCTGGCTCTGGTGTTACTTGTTCTGCTGCTCCTCTATAGGCATATGATCTGCCAGTTACAGGGTTTATGGTTTCAGCTAACCTTCTTGCTTCTTGTCCTTTGATGCCAGACCCATATTTTGTAGGATCTAGCACATCTAAATCAGGCTTGTTGCTAAAGTGTGTAAGCGTTTCTTCTACACCAAACTTAGGCTCTACTGCCTTCATTAAATACTCTGGCATACCACCAGTAAACTGTGGCTTTGTAAACTCTGCTGGCAAGATTACTGCTGCCTGCTTTGCATAACCCCACATTTCGCCTTTTTTTCTTAGCTCATCAGCTAACATCTTTACTGAATCTGTATCGCCTCTAGCTTTTGCTTCTTGTTGCAGCCTTCTTAAATCCTCCATTTGAGAATAAAGTTCTGCATTAACAGGGGTATAGTTTACAAATGAGTTCTGACCTCTGGTTTCAGATGTCATGGCAATTCTTGCCAATGGACTATACATTTGTTGATGCGATGCCCAAGCTATTTCTTCGCCTTTAGCTCCAAATGGATTGCCTCTTACTGCATGACCAAAGTAATCATGCACAGCTCTAAACTGCTCATTGCTGTTTAAGCCTGTAGTCTTATCTACTTTGTTTAAAAACTCATGCCGATCACCACCCCTAAATACTGTTAGGTGATTATGACCAATGATGTCTCTTAACATCTCTTGAGAATCTGTATAGTTTAGATTCCCATCATGGAATGACATCTTTACAGGCAGAGCTTTAAATTGCTCTGCGGTTTCAATTTCTAATTGTTTAAATGATGCTTCTCTTAAATCATCTAAATTTCTAATGCCAAGCTGTTTAATAATTGGAGCATACTCTGGATCAGCAAGATAGCTCTGGAATACCTGTTCTTTAGGGTAATTCTCAGGCATCTCTGCTGCTATCTGATATGTTCTACCGATACCAGACTGCTTTGCAAGGCTACTAGGAGGAATATCAATTAAAGGATTGTATGCTCTGCCTTGACCTTGGGCAATTGTTGCTGCTATTTGAAATGCTCTGTTTGTCTCTGGATTACTTAGGATAGATTGAACTTGCCTGTTCGCCTCTTGTTCGCCAATGCCATATACAGACTGTCCGACTCCTCTAATGGAGATAGCTGTTCCAGGATATATCCCTTCTGTCGGAACTGCTCCAAAAGTTTGCTGTGCGATTCCCTGAGATCCTGTAGGCTCGATTTCGAGGATTCCACCTGATTCTTTGGTTGTGAAGGCTGGCTTTTCATTTAATATCCCTGTTGGTGCTTCTACAGATCCTAATTTACTTAATACTGGAGGTTTCGCCAATGTTGTAAAAGTCTTTGCTACCCCAGCAGGAGTAACAGCAGACGATAACAACTCAGTAGTCTGACCAAGCAGATTCTGAGATGGTTGTGGCAAAAACCCTCTAGCAGTAAGGTAATCTGTAGATCCTACTACATTTTTTGGCTCTAGTAAACCAGATAAAGTAAATGGTAATGCTGCCAAATCTACAAATCCAGTAACAGCTTGTGGAACACCTCTTGCTACAGACTTGCCTAAATCCACTAAGGGATTTACAGACCTTTCTGTCGGAACAAACTGTGTTCCTAGTTCCAGGTCTAACAGGCTTGCCATATTTATCCTTTATTTATTACCACTTAACTTTGTCAGCCCAAAACGCTGCACTCATTTTGCCCTTGGCAATGTTCTTAGCGTGTCTTGCCTTAAATGACTTTCTTCTTGCCTTGTCTGCTTGCGACTCACCTTCTCTTGGCGGGCTTCCTGTCATTCCTTGCTGACCAAAACGGATGGTCTTTACCTTATCTCCCTCTTTTGCCACGACTACATGGCTTTTAGTAGGATGGCTAGGTGTCTTTTTGGGTTTGTTATACCCTGCTACACCAATCCGTTCTAGGACTCCTGCAGCTTCTCTTATCTTCACTTTTTGTATCGAGCAGACTTACCAGCTTCTGACAGCGCGATAGCAATAGCCTGTTTAGGGTTCTTGACCACCTTCTTAGACTTGCCAGAATGTAGCTTTCCTTCTTTGTATTCGCCCATTACCTTGCCAATCTTTTTTTCTGCCTTGGTCATCTTCATTTTTTGCCCTTTACAGGTTTAGCAGTTTTAGCTGCTTGTTTGAAAGCCTTAGCTGTTGGCGCACCGGCTGTGCCTGGCTTACGCATCTTCTCGCCTGATCCTTCGGCTATGCGTTTACGCTTTGCTGCGATATTGCTGTAGAGACCCTGTTTCATTCTTCTTCCCCTTCTTCTTCCATTTCTTCTTCGCCTACAGCTTCCCAAGCCATACAGCCTCGTTCACCTTTGCAGACAAAATCGAATATCTCGCAATGCCCCATGCCTTTAGGCACTCCGCACTTGCTCATTTCTTCGCCTGTTTCGTAGTATTCACAGGCTTTGCACTTGCCTTCACCATCTTTACGATCACCATAATCGGCTGTAATAACGGCTTTTTTCATGTTGCCTTTGTTAATATCGGCATCCATTGTAGAGAGTGGGCAAGACTCGGTATCCGACTCTAGTAGACCACCCTCGGACTTCTCAGCCATCTTAGGCTCTTTGCCAAGGAGTCCAATCATTATCGACATACCTTTTTCTTTCATATTTCACCCGAAAAAAAAGCCCTATTGCTAGGGCTATAAAGAAGAATCACTAAATTCTGGGTGCAATTACCCAAGAAAATTATACAAGTATTTTTTGGTTTTTACAAGCAAAAATGTTTTTTGATCTTAACAACTTGGTCATCTAATCGTTGTGGAAAACTATCCTGTAATTCCTTAACCCGATCATGCAATGTAGGTATGGCTAACAAAGCAGACTCAATCTCATCTTGCGATTCTGCCCAAAACTTTCCAAGTTCTGCATTTTGTAGCTCTGGTAGTGGTTTTTGTAGAAAGTATGGCAAGCATCCGCAGAGTGCAGCATCTAGGTTTGTGGCTGTATGTGCATCGTAAGAAAATAGTATTTTTGTCTTTTTTAATACATTTGCTAGTTCTTCCTTTGTTTCTGGATAGGATCTAGTTATCTCAAAACAATCTAGTTTGGGACAATCTCCGTACAAATAGCCTTTACCAATGTAGAACGCATTTTGTGTTCTTTCTTGGTTGTCGTTGTAGAAAGTAGATAAGTCGCTATTTGGATAAAACAAGGTTTCGCAATCATTTCTGTAAACTGTAGAAAATGAAAGAGGATAGTCTTTTTCTCCCCAGTCAATCATTCTTTTTTGTAGATAGCCCTCTTTGTTTAGCAAATAGCGGACTACAAACTTTGCTTGTAGAGGATTATTGGTAATAATCTCAGGGTAAACCACTACTGAGTTTTGAATATGCCCTACTGGTGTATTGAAATTAGGGTTAGTAATCTGCTCTTTTTCATAGATAAATATTGTAGAAGTGTGTCCAATCTTGTTTAGTTGATCGCACAGAAAATGTAAAACCCATGATCCACCGCTTTTTTCGTTGTAGTTCGGTGCAAAGATTGTAAAGTTCATTTAAACCATTGTTGATGTAGTTCCGGCATATTTTCTTTGATCCATTGCTCTGCCTCTCGATGGTTCTTGCCATGATCCATTCCGATGGTCTGGCTGCCGACATGGTGGACATAAGACCGACTGACATAGTTTTTGTATCCGTTTGCCCTGATTTCTAAGCATTGAATGTCATCCGAAAACCAGTTGATGGGCTTGTAATCTACCCATTTGTCCTTATGTATGTAACCGAATAGGGGAGAAATAATATCTGTAGGAATTATTTTTCTTTCTTCTACATATCGGATACCTTCCCTTTGCTTGAACTCTCGGATATTTTGGTATCCACGAACATAGTCTGATTTAGCCGATACCCAAGCAGTATCCTCTGGCAATAGTTCTACATCTGCTAACAGAAGTTCGTAGGAAGTAGGGGTTAATACTATGTCATCGTTGGCTACGATTACCTCATCAAACATTTCGTAGGCACAATGGACTACTTTGTTGTATGAATCCCCAAAATTATTGCCTTCATTCTTTATGTTTATGGTTCTATGCCTAGGAAGCCTTAGATCGCTTCCAGAGACGAAAACAGTAACATCCTGTGGCACATATTGGTCTATGCTAGATAACAGCACAGGAAGGCATTTAGCAGTCTTAGTGGCTATTACGATTGGTACATCTCTCACAGACGAATCTTTCGTTAATCCCATGATTGTATATCTCGAAAATCCCATTCTCGGTTGTCTTTCTCTCCTGACACCTTGAGCATATCCGCAT